ACGCGCCGGAAGGAAGATTGAGAATAAGGCGATCGCCCGGCTTTGCATCCGGCACGCGGTCGAGGTTAATCACGCGCCCGTTAACCGAACTGATACGGCCGCCGGTGACTTTACCGGACAGCATTTCGTCTGCGACAGCGATGATATAGCCCGGCTGCGGGATGTTACCGTCCAGCCCAACGGAGAAAGTGACGATGCGGTCCTTGTTGTTGGTCAGGATCCCCCAGCGTCCCTTGCGGTTTGCTTCACTCTGCCGGGTGCAGCCAATCGCGGTCATCTCAAGCTGGTTAAACCCGTAACGCGCAACCAGCGGTTGCTCAAAAACCGGCTCCATGGCGTCGGCGTAACCGTTAGCCGGATCGGAATACGAGACCAGCGCCGTGGTGTAACGGGTTTTGGTCGTGCTGCTTGAGTAAACGAATTCACCGTTGACCACGTTGGCGCGGGTGTAGCTGTAATCAATATCGCGCGGCATGTCTGCCAGCGCCACAATCTGATTACCGCCCCAGTAGGTCATGCCCCGGAAGATAGCCGCAAAGTCCCGCAGCACGGTATAAGCCTCGTTACGGTCCTGCACATAAACGTTACAGGTATAACGTGGCTCCAGGCCATTTCCGCCTTTTCCGTCCGGTACCAGCTGATCGCAGTACTGTGCCACCTGGTACAGCGTCCACTTATCGATATTGGCCGCCGTCAGCCGGTGACCCAGGCCAAAGCGGTCGGCGACCACGATATCGTAAAAAATCCACGCCGGGTTATCTGTCCAGGCCCATTTAAACCCGCCCGTCCAGGTGCCGTTATAGGCGCGTGTCAGCGGATCATAATTATCGGGCACGCGGATCACGCGCATTGCCGGTTCACAGGAAATCTGCGGGATGCTGCCGTTGAACTGACTGGAGTCGAACTCGATGTATAACAGTGCAGTGTTCGGGTAACGCAGCTTGGCGTCAATGACTTCCGTATAGCTCTGCAGCGTCATGGTGTCGCCAGTTTTTGCGCTGTTGGCATCCGGCGTCAGTTTGCGAAGCCGTAATGTCCAGGTGCTGGCGCCACGCGGCAGGTCAATACGGTGGCTGCGCTCGTAGCCTGTGGTGGTTTTCCCGGTTACAGCCGTACTGATAACAGTCTGCCACGCTCCACCATTAGTCTGCAGGTCAACCGCATAGGCAACCGAATTGCCCACCAGATCCCCGTTATCCAGCTGCTGGTAAAGTGACGGCCATTTGATGCGCAGGCGAACGGCAGACAACTGCGTGTTGGTAAACGTGCGCGTCCAGGCTGTGGTGCCTGAAACTTCCGTGCCGACACTGATTTCGTTTTCAGAACCCGGCATACCCTGAATATAGGGCTGCGCCTGGGAACCGGGACGGAAATCCCAGGCGACGCCGGAAAAATTGCGGGAGCCGTCCGGGTTTTCAATCGGGGTGCCATCCAGAAAAATATTGCGCCCTGTCAGCCCACCAGCAAACTCCCCCTCGCCCAGGGCGAGCAGGATTTTCGCTTTTGCCACCGACTGGAGATCATCCGGTTGTTCTGTGGGCGTGCGCTGTTTTGAGCCGCCGCCTTTGCGCCCTTTGATAAGTTCTGCCATGTTGCGCCCATAAAAAAACCGCCAGGCGGCGGTAACAGTGAGGAAATAAAAGGTGGGAGTTATTGCTGATCTTCGACGTAAATTCCGGCGGAAATAATCGCGCCGCCAATACGACGCTTTCCGTATCCAATCGGAACGGGATAACCCTGCGCGGCTGTGTTTGTCACGCCGCCGAACGCATAAGATGCGCGATTATCGGCGTCCTGTTTGCTGGCGAGCCCGGCAGGCTGCGGAGAAAGCATTTGGATTACGCCCCCTGCAGCTAACGAAACACCGGTTGCTACTAAGTAATATTGTTGAGTTATGGCCCCCACAACAACCAAAGCAGCGCCCAGAATTGTTTGTAACAACCCTGCTTTTTTACTTCCTATAATTACCGGAACAATACGAATTATCTCTTCATTAACAGGAAAACCGAGATCATCTTCCTTAATGTTCTTTTTCCCTCGGAATACCGCATAAGTTAATCCACGGCGTTTACTGGAAAGCATGAACTGTTCAAAACCTTTAATGGTAGCGGCTAAAGCACGTGGCGCCTCATGAATAGTGCTAATTAAGCGATGATGTGTTTTACCAAAATATTTGCCAAGCAAACCGCCCAATTCTATCTGTGTCATTATTTCTTGCATTTTTTATCTCCAAAATAAAAAACCCACCTTATGGTGGGTTAAAATTCTGCGAAATTAATTAAAAAGCAGTAGGGTGTATACCAAAGTCACCATTCGTACCGTAACCAATCCGATACATTAAAGTTTTTGTTTCGGTAACTTTCCCAGACTGTTCACTCATTCCACCTCCACAAATGCCTTTGGGCCAAGCACTAAAAATATGTTCGCCAACAGGAGGATATACAACCACCTTTTGAGCAGTGTCTAAATCCGCAATCTCTTTACCATCAACATAGACCCTGCTCATACAGGCGCTACCCATAAAACCCGAGTCGCGTTTAATAATTACTTTCCCTGTTCCAGTCTTTGGAGATAATAAAGATGAATCGATAATTTGCTTTGATGGAACATCTTTTGCCTGATCATTCGCAACAGGTTTAGTTGCACAACCAGCAAGCATTATAGCTGCAAAAATTGGTAATAACTTATTCACATCCCTATTCCCATAAGTAAAAGAAAGTATCAATCCTACCAGTAGAAAAAGGTATCGCAATGGTGAAAAGCATTTTTATCGGTGAAGTTAACGAAAAAAATCACGCTTAAGTAGTCTGTAATTTATCTTTGTAGCGTAAAATTTTCATCGTTCTTTCCTTCCAGTAACCACCGTACGGCACCCGCTGGCTGAGATGCCCGTACAGATGGTGAAGCAGCATGTTCCCTTCCAGCAATACTCCGGCGTGATTCCACTTATTCGACTGAACCTGCATGATCACCACGTCACCCGGCTGCGGCGCACCGGTAAACTCCCGGAACCCGCATTCGTGCCAGTTATCCTGGTAAAAGTTATCCGGGTACTGATCCTCCCACCAGGGATAATCCACCCGGTAATCCACCAGCTCGATACCGTACATCTGGCGATAGTAGCTCATCACCAGACCCCAGCAGTCGTAAACGCCCAGCACAAACGGGCGCTCCAGCAGTGGAATGTCACCCCGCGGCATAATGGTCCGTAAATCACCTTCCGGCCAGCTGACAATATGCCAGGGCAGCGCCGTCACATCACACTGCGCCTTATCCAGTTCGCTCGGCTGCGTGGTGGCGTCGGGATGACTGTGCACGATGGCGGTGACAGTGCCCCAGTCTTCAGCCGTGGCGTAATCCTCCGGCGACAGGTGAAAATGTTCTGTGGGTTCAGTAGCGAGATTGCGACACGGGAAATATTTTTCCACCCTGCTTTTCTGCGCTACAACCCCGCAACACTCGCGAGGATATTCCGCTTCAGCGTGGGCCATGATGGCCTCAATGGTCTTTTTGCGCATGTCAGCTCCGGAGCAAAGAAGTGCCCGGGAAGCCGCCGAACGGAAGCTCGTTACCTTCACCAAACCGCAGTTTGCATGCGGTCAGTGTGCCGTTGCATTCATCGCGGGACGGGTCATCCACGGGATTGTTGTTTTTGTCGAAATAGCGCGTCCCGGCGTAATCACAGCCATCACCGGTACGGTATTTGTTACGGATACACCAGGTGCAGAGGGAGTGAAGCTGGCGTGTCGGGATCATCAGTCCCTGTAAATCCATGGGGCTGGATAACGCGAACTCCACCACCTCACTGGTTTCGGAAGTTTTCGCATCGATATACCAGACCTGCAGCTTTTCCTGCGTGACGTCTGCCGTCGGGTTTCCGCCCGGAAAGTTCCGCGCATCAAGGTACTGCGCCAGCGTGTCGTGAATCGTCACTTTGGCCTGCAGCAGGTCGTCATATGCCAGACACAGCGCGGTGATCGAGCCGTCCAGGTTGGCGACCGATAATTTCGGCTGTGCGCTGCTGCCGCTGGTAGACGCTTCGATACCTTCAATCTGGCACGGCCAGGCTTTATATTCCTGCCCCTGCCACCAGATACTTTTTGCCGGTAGTTTTGATTCATCACCACCAGCGGCCACGATCTCCGCTTCTGTATGCGGAACGTTGTGGGAATGAAAGCGCAGCACCTCTCCGGTGCCGAACGCCGTGCCGTCGACAGAAAAAAGCCGGACTGCATTGCCCGGCTCAAGTTTCTGGTAATCACTGTTTAAGCTCATGGTTTATAAGCCTGCTCAAAGGTTGCGGACAGGTTGTACTGCCCTGCGCCGAGGGCGGTGGGTGTATAGGTATCACAGCGGTAGAGCCCGAGCGGCTCAAGCGGCGGACGCCACTGAAAAGCCTTAACTCCCTGGTGGCGATCGAGAAACGCTTTAATCGCCGCGATGTATGCTTCTGAACCGGTAAACTGAAGAGTCCACTTTTGCGATCGAGGATTAATTCCGTCACCGGACACCTGCTGGTAACCATCACCAAACTGTGCGGTCCGGCGGCGAAAATTCACCTCCTGCTCAGCATTGATGCGCGGGCACCAGCTGAATGTTTCTATAGCCATCACCGTGCTCCTTTAGCCAGATTCCAGATTGCACCACCCGGCCCCATGTCCCGTCCTATCAGTTCGCGGTAACGACGATCAATATAATTTCCCACGTCGCGCCCGAACTGCTCATATCCCACGCTCGACTGGGTTTGCGTGTTCCCGTTGCTTTCGATGGTGATATGAACCTGCGGCGCCACGCCGGGGCCGGCTACGTTATTCACGCCGGACCCGACCGCACGAACACCCAGTGAACCATCAGCGGCACGGGTAAGTGGCATGATTGCTTCCGGCCCGGCCTCGCCAAACACGCCCGCACCCTTAGCGAACGCAAACAGCTGCGGCGAGTTATACACACCGTTGCTGTATGCGCTGAGAGAAGGTGAGTCGTAAACGCCGCCTTTGGCATTGAACTGGAATGTTGAGCCATAATTTTGCAGCGCCGTACCAGAACTGGCTGACGCAGCACCCGCACTACCACCGCCAAAATACCCTGCCACGCCACTGGCTATCGTGCCCAGCCAGTTGGTGGAAGATGAACCTCCCCCCATAGCATTAACAACGGCCATCTGTAAGGCAACACGGGAAATCATCTGCAGCACAGACAGGCCCCAGTCTTTCCAGTTCGCCTTGCTGCCCACCAGCATTGCTGACATGTTATCCATTGCACTATCCAGTGTGGAAGTCACGCCACTTGCCACGGTACCGGCTATATCACTGGTATTTTCCAGCCAGTTTTCATAGCCGCGCGACGCGCCGCTGAGCCAGTCTGATTCCGTGGCAGCCAGTGCCTGATATTTTTTCTCCAGGGAGCTGAGCGCGGTGTCCCGGGCTGCGATTGCCTGAGCGCCTTTATCGGTTTTATCAAAAACTCGCCATACTTCCTGTTGCTCGCCGTACAGATCACGCTGGCGTTCACCCATACCGGCTGTGTCACGCGTCAATGCGGCAACATCCTGATATTTGCGGGTGGCATCATTCAAATTTTTTAGTGCATCTTCCATCTCCCGCTGTTTGCGTACTGCTTCGTCCGCCGCCTGGGTCCACTTCGCCAGTTCGACTGCCGACGCTTCGATCGCGCGGCGCTGTTCATCAGTCCACCTCGTGCCGTTTTCATGAGATGCCGCAAATAAATCAGCAGCCTTTTCGCCCTGCGTCGCGCGGACTTTTTGAACCTCCGTGGCAATGCTCAGATCGGCGATTTTCCGGCTGTACTGCTCGGCAGTCTGCGCGGCTGCCCGCTCCGCTTTTTCGGCTTCACGGGTGGCGCTGGCACTGGCTTTTTGCGCTTCAGCCAGGTTTTGAGCGCGGTTGTATTTATCTTCCACTGCCTTTCGGTATTGCGCGGCGTAAGTTGAATTCTCGGGTCCGGTTCGCCCCATCTTTTGAAGATCAAAATCAGCCTGTCGGCGAACTCTTGCCAACCCCGTCAGTCCAGCCAGTTCAGCCTGTTGCTGCTCGGCGAGTAACGCCTGCTGATCCTTGTCGGACACCGGAACTTGTGGGATGGCAAACGGTACGCTTGCCATGCTGTTGCGTGAGGCGATTAACTGGTTTCCCAGGGAAAGGAGGCGGTTAAATTCGCTGTGCTGGCCATTCATCATGAGCAGAGACTGATAGGCTGCATTCTGCCGCCATGCCTGCTCACGAATTAAATCGTTTCGGCGGCGTTCAATAGCCTCCAGAGCCTGCTGAACAGAACGCGATTTTTCACGCATCTGGTTCAGCTTGTCTTCTTCGATCGTCAGTTGATCTGTGAGAATCCCAAGCGATTTAACAATATTCAGGTCGTTATCATTTGTCATCCCTGGCTGACCGCGGGCTTTATTCAGATCATCAATCTGCTTTTTAACCGCGGAGACAGCCCTTTCCTGCTCTTCTATCAACCGGTTCTGCTCAACAAGCGCCTGAACCGTTTTCCCGCGGTTATCCTCTACTTCCGGCAGACTCATTGCGCGCGTTTTTTGGCTAACTTCATCTATGGTTTTTGCATATTCCTGAGCCGACTGCCTGGCCTGTTCCTGATTCTGATACATCGCGTACCATGCGCCGGCACCAAGCATAACCAGCCCGGGAATACCGCCAATCAAACCCATGGTCCCGCCGAGTAATCGGGTGCCGACGCTGGTGACGCCATTCAGGTTATTCTGCGCAGTCACGCGGTTTGCGATGTTGTTGTTGAGCCCTGCCTGGGCAGCGGCCAGACGTCGTTCAGCCACTGCCTGGACATCAGTGCTTTTAGCGGCAACTAGTGCCGCCTGCGCACGATCCAGTGCAGAACGCGCCTTTACTTTCTCCGTTGCTGTGCCGCTGGCCTGTGCTGCCGTCAGCCGGGCCTGTGCCGCTGTGACTTTCGCTTCTGCCGCGGCAACACGCTCCTGCTGGGCCGCCTGAACATCCAGGCTCCTGGCGTGCTGTAGAGCCTGCTGCGCGCGATACACATCGGCCCGCGCCGCAGCTACAGAGGACTGGGCTGCTTTGTTCTGCGCCACGGCCAGTGCCACTTCAGATTTTGCGGCAGCGATAAGAGAAGTAGTTGCGCCTGTTGCACTGGTCACAATGCCGCCGAGATACCTGGCCAGCCCAACACCCACAAGCGCGCCTGCTACGGTTGTTATGGTTGACATATTATCAGCGACGTCATTCAGCACGCCTGTTACCGCCGATGAAGTCAGGCTGTCGAGCGTGGAGGCAAGACCATCCAGCCCCCCAGATAATGCATCCGTGGCGCCAGTGGCCTGGCTAATTCCTCCAACCCAGGCCATAAAGGAGTTGGCGACTTTCTCAATAGAGCCGGATACGGTCTGCGGCATCGCCGCGAACTCGCCCCGGAGATTACCGAGCTGACTGATAATGGCAGGGACAACAACATCGATGGTCAATTTCCCCTCATCTGCCATTGATTTGAGATCTTTACGCGCAACGCCCATGCCAGCTGCCAGCGCCCTGATAACGCGGTCGCCGGACTCGTTAACCGCGTTGAACTCCTCCCCCCTCAAAACGCCCTGAGCAAGAGCCTGGCTAAACTGGGTGATCACCGATCCGGATTCCGCAGTGCTGGCACCTGACAGCTTAAGGCCTGTACTCACTGCCTCCGTGACTTTCAGCACTTCATCAGAGCTGTAACCGAACTCACGCATAGACGCTGCAGCGCGCGAAAACAGGTTGGCATTATCGGTAAAAGCGGTACCGGTAGCCTGGCTGATAGACATCAGACGGCGCTGAGAGCTTGCAAAGTCGTCAGAGGATGCGGATGCCTGACGTAATCGCGCATTCACTGACGTCCATTCATCAGCAATCTGAACGATTTTCCCGGTGGCAAAAGCAGCAGTTGCCGCCGCTGCAGCCCTGCCGGCAGTGGCAAAACCGCTGGTTAAATCTGACAGCGCTCTCTCACTTTCGCGTGCTGCAGCGGTTGCCTGTCGGCCACCGTTTTGCATGACACGGTAATAGTCCTGACCCATCCGCGACGCACGAGCGATCTCGGTCTGAAATGAACTGGAATTTGCCGAAATCTTGATGATGAGTTCGCGCAGCGTAGCCATATTTCACCCATGAAAAAGCCCGCACGCGGCGGGCATTAAAGATTTTCTAACCACTGTTCGAGATCGCTGGTTTCGTCAGCCTCATCCTGTGGCCCGAATTTCAGAATAACATCCTCAATACCATACTTTCCGCCCTGCGCATTAAGCGTGGCCACAACCATCTGCGCGGCCTGCACGTCACCGCGCCAGTCTCCAATCGGGCTGATACGGTCAAAGGCGATCCACATTTTCAGTTCACTGGCAGTCAGCGTCTGGCGCAGCTCATGAAGAGTCCGCCCCATCCTGAGTGCGAGCGACATCAGGAAAAATGTCAGCGGCTCTTTTACTTTTTTTCGGCATCATCCTGTGAGATTCCCAGCTCAATGGCCTGTCGCAGAAGGCGCGCATGCACCGGCCCATAAATTTCTTCAACGACACCACGATCTTCATCACTGAAAACACGGTGTCCGCTTTCATCGCCCAGCACGTCGACAAAGAGGATCACATCTGCGCGCTTATTACGCAGGAATTGCTGAGAAACAGTTAACTTTGCCTCTTCATCATTATCCAGTTTCTCATCCACAAATTCCCGAAAGCGCAGCCACGCCTCACCCGATGGCTCGCGCAGGGTGACAGTGGTATTGTTCCATTCGGGCACGGTGACAGTTTTGGTGCGGTATGCGGAGGCGGCAGTGAGCGCCAGTGCGCGCAGTTCTGATTTAGGATTAGCCATTATTTTTCTCAGATGGACAGACAAAAAAGAATAGCGGCCGGAGCCGCCGAGGATCAGGAACCTTGATTTGCGATAATGCGTTTCGGCTTGCCGCGAACGCGTAGCGAATAGGTTGCACCAACAACGGAAGATGTTGCCGCAGACCACGAACTCTGACGCACTTCCACCAGCACATAAAAACCGTTGCCGGACGGGAAGATCACACGAAGTGCACGCAGTTCGTCGTTGTCATACGCCGTCTGCAGCGCCAGTTGCGCTTCTTCATCTCCCACCCAGTTACGACTAATGCTCATTTCTGCCGGTGCCGCCAGGCCGTTTGTTTGCTCCTGTTCAGTAGAGCAAAGCGTGGTCACGTCAATGTCACCTTTTTGTCCACCGGTAAAAGAGATCTCTTTGGTGGCACAGGCTGCCTCCAGCCAGGTCACACCCGACGCTGGAAAACCGGAGGCGTTAAACTCTTCCGCCGTCACCGGCGCATCAGAGACCGCAACGGTCATCCCCTTTGTGACTTCATACTTACTGGTCATGTTTGCTCCAGATTAAAAAGACCGCCCGGGCGGCCTGTGAGGGTTGTTAAGGTTAAACGGTGACGCGAAATTCCAGGGTCGCGCGATAGTACCGGAGACCAGGCTCATATCCGGGAATTCTTACCACGCTTTCTGGTCTGAGGGGCTGCAGAGCAGCCAGAGCGCTTTCACGGATTTCCCGCGCTTCCACAATACTGCGTGAATAAACATCGATCTGAACCGAGATACCCGATTCAGCCTGACCGCACAGGACATCGGCGGAAACATCAGAAATGATCGAGAAAATCAGCCAGGGCGGAGAAACAGAAAGGTGACCATCATCACCCAGCGGGGCGACGTAGGGGTAAACCTGCCCGCCCGCCAGCGGTGAGAGGAGGCGATAAAGATCGTCTTCATTCATCGGAGCAGCGCCTCATCAATAGCCTGGTTCATTCGCGTAATAGCGGCCTGAGCAGCCTGTTCATGACGAACATCAAATGCCGGGCGCACGAAAGGATGAGGTGGCATGTTAACGGTACCCAGCTCAACAAACCGCCAGTAAAAGGCATTACGCGGATTTTTAGCTTTCATGGTGTTGTCGCTGTTCCCTGTTTCGGGATTAACACCGCGAATATGGACGCCGGAAGAAATTTCGCCGCGGCGGCGACCCTTCTGTGTCAGTACAACCACATTTTTCTTCAGTTTCCCGGTTCGCTCCGGGGCACGAGCAATCACCTCCTCCCTGAGCACTTCGGCTCCCGCTCGCGTGGCATCGCGCAGAACTTTATTATTCTCGGCACGACTCAGCGCTTCGAGGTCTCTGGCGATGGCGTCCAGGCCGGAGAAATCGAGGCCAAAATCAATCATTTTTCCACCCCCTGTCTGCACAGAACTTCCAGTTGAATGCAACGCGCATCCGGAACCGGTGGGCCCGTAACGTTCAGTACCGCACCCTTAAATGCCCCGCTGAGCACCCTTAATCGTGACGCGGCACTGATGTCACGCCGGAAACGTACCCAGATGCGAATGGTCGCCGGTGCTGTTTCGGCACCCGATAAAAGCTGTTCACGGCCACTGATGCCTTTTATTTCTGCCCAGACGGTTTTTCCCTCTTCCCATTTTTCAACGGGCTGCCCGGACGAATCGCGGGTAGTGGTGAAATTCATAATGGTCACCCGGTCGCGCAATCGACCTGCCTGCATAACTCCTCCCTGCTACAGAATTGTCGGGCGGCGAAGATCGTAGATAAGCATCGTCACAGAGAGCGGCAGCTCCCCATGCTTAAGCTTTTCCTCTTCCTCACCGCCGCGGTTGCGGTCGAGCCAGCCAAGCAACATAAGTAATGCGGTTTGTGTACGGCGTAAAGGCTCGCCCTCGATAACTTTGTCGTCCCTGCTGACAATAAGATCACGGCTACCCTGGACATAGGCGAGAATGGCCGCACTGCCAGACTGAATTTTTAGCGTCAGGTCTGCGTCACCGGCATCATCATCTATTTTCAGGTGCTCTTTTGCCTGGTCGAGCGTAACAAGCTCAATCATGTCTTATCCCTCCCGTCACGCCCGCGCTTGGCAGCAAGCGTCCACCCTTTTGAACCCGTTTCGCCAGGTTTATCCTGCGTCTGTTCGTCGCAGTGCCAGAGCGAACCTCCCCAGGTAACCGTGTCACCCGGCAGGTATTCCTGACCGGATTTGAACACGCCCTGGTAAATCATTACGGGCACATCAAACGATTTGGTTTCTCTGCCGCCGCTGGCGCGGTTAACCGTCAGGGTGAAGCACCGTTGCCCGGAACGCTCAATCTCAACGCCCGCGACGCCATCAACCACACATTCCCAGCCGCGCATGCCGTGTGTTTTCTCATAAGCACGCCACAACCCGCCGTTGTGGGTTACATATGATCCGCGAGGGTAACTTTTCTCTTCGTCAATGAAAGGGAGAATTTCCAGCGCCAGCGCGTCACGGCCATCTTCGCCGTCCCTTCCCGGCTCTGCTAATGGCAATGCGGACACGGCTTCGCTAACCAGCGTTTTGATATCCGGCAGAACCGGCACTGAAGCGACGACGAGTTGCTGCAGCATGGGCTGCACGTCTTCAGGTGTCAGACTTTTGCCGTCCTGCGGAACCGGTATGGCAGCAACCGCTTCGCTTACGGCCTGTTCCACCGCCTGTTTCAGTACCGCCGGATCAAAATCCTTACCGTCTTTTGGTACCGGCAGGGCGTTGAAAGCGTTGTCCACCATCTCCTGCAGCATCGGTTGCACATCGTCGGGCTTCAGGCTTTTTCCGTCCCGTGGATGCGGGATAGCGGCTACCGCATCGCTGACCATGGAAGCAATATCGGGCAACTGAGGTGGCTCAGGCGCAGGCAGGGCTGCCACAGCATCAGCCACCATGGCAGCTACGTCAGGGATCGGCGCGCTTTTGATTTCTCCTGTCAGCACGGAAAGCTGGGCCAGCTTTTCGTCGTATTCCTGGCGCTGCTGCTCAAGGATTTTACTGAACTGCTCGCGTAAATCAGCGATAGCCTGGCTGAATTCCTCGCCCAGCACTTTTATCAGGGATAATTCTCGTTCATTCATTTGGTCAGATACCCTCTGAGCATGGCTTTGGCCGCCGATTGTTCAGCGTCAGATAAAGCCTTTCCTTCATCAATGGTGGGCTGCGGCTGCGATGTATTGCCTTTGCCGAAGGGATCATCAGAAGCGTCACGCCGCGCCAGCGCGCCAAGGCTGTAGTTCTGCTGTTGCAGGTAAAGCTCATCGCCTCCCGTAACAGGCGGCAGATTTTCACTGCGGCGCGCCTCGTTAGGTGTCAGGATTGTGTTTTTTACGCCCTCCCCCAGAGTCTTTATGCGGCGTTCGCTGTCCATGCGCAGCAGCGCGTTAACATCGAACTCAGTGCCGGTATCACCCTCCAGCTCAAACGCCTCATCCAGCAGCAGCTCAATCGACTCGATCAGCGTCTGCAGACACTGCGAGTAATACTGCTGCTCCAGCGCCTCAATATTGTCGTATGAAGGAAGCTCACCTATTCCGGCTTTGTAAGCAGGAACATGAAACGCTGAGCAGACGATTTTCGCTGACATCTGAAGCTGCTCGACCACCTTCGCGTCATCAGCGGAAATGGAAATAGGGCTGTATTTTGCTCCATTACTCAGGATCCCCGTTTTACCTGCATTTTCCCCCGTATAACCCGTGTCCCATTTGGCTTTAAGCTTTATGGCGTTTTCTTCACTGAGATTGCCCGGAACTTCTATCACACCGCTCGGTTTGCTCCCGTTACGGAAAAAGAAAGCTGAGTTTTCCTGGATGTGGTGGCCCTGCATCGCTGCCAGACCCGCAGCGTAAATCGGTGAAAGACCGATTAGCGGATGGAAAAGGCAGTTAAAGCGGTCGTGAATGATCTCCCTGGCCGGAACGGTGACTGATGATTCAATACCTGACATGTTGTCAGGATTGATCTGGTAAAAAACGGAGCCGTCGTCCGCCACCAGTGGCGTTACCTTATTCCAGTCCAGAATGCGAAGCTCGGTGATATCGCCCCGGGCATTACGGATTTTCAGGACAACCGTGTTCCCGTGGCAAAGCTTCGAGTTAAGCCAGGATTCAAAGAACTGGATCCGGTTCTGAAAGGCGTTCGGGCGCCTGTAGATCGCGGCCGCTTTCCCGTTTCCGGTTTCTTTCCAGATGCCGTTTGAATCCCGGCGCATCAGGCGCAGGGGCATCTTCCCGATATCACTGGCAATAAGAGAAATACAGGAAAAGACGGCATGAAAGGAAAGAACGGTATTCTGGTTAATCTCCAGATTACGCTGCCAGGCACCGGCAAAGGGTTCACGGACAAAACTCACCAGTGAGGTCCAGAGCCCCTGACCGGCAGGTTGCTGTAGCGCCTTCTCTTTTCTCCGGAAAGGGTTCCACATCAGCCATTCCCCGCATTATTTTTCTTTTTTCCGCCACCAGCGCGTCTGATACCGGTGTACTCAGCCTTGCCCAGCAGCACCAGTACCCTTGCGCACTGGTCGTTCACGGTTTTTTCATCGCCGGGGTTAGAGTCGTGCGTGCTCTGGAGATATCGGATTTTTGCCATGCAAAATGGCGGGGACTCCCCCGCCCTCCTGAGTTGGTTAGCTGGTTTGGGTTGTGCCGTAGTTAACGCCGGAAATCACGGCGACGGCAGCGGTACGGCGACGTTTCCAGTTGATCCAGCGCTCGGCGCGAATAGCCACGCTGTTGGTCTGGAACATGGAAACCAGCTCGGTGCCTGTGCCGTTTACGCTGTCCCCGGTAGGATCGCTCTGCATTTCGAGTGACGCTTCGCGGGACATATCCACGGCAACCCCGCCGTCGTCAGCCAGATAGATATCCGGCGCGTTAACCAGCACCAGCTGGCTTCCGACATACTGGGAGACGATAACCGGCAGTCCCTGGAAGGTACCGCCCAGCAGCGTCATTTCCGGATACTCTTTCTGACCCAGCGCGTTTTTACGCATGGAAAGCGCCAGCGCGGTGGTGCTGGACATCAGCCAGACTGCACCGTTCGGCTGCAGGTTAGCCGCGACAAACACGCCGAATGCCGCCGCTGCGTCGTCGTCCGGATTACCGGTGGACGGGATAGCGGTAATGCCATTGGTAACGGAAGCCGGCGAGACGTTGGCAACTTCGGCTTTGGACGGGCTGATAAAGTCCGTATCAAGGCGGGCAATGACCGCTTCCGCCAGCGCATTACGCACCAGCGCGTCAGCTGCCGGGTTGGAGAAGCGGATCAGTTCGTCAGTAAGCACGGCAATCGCAGCAACTTTAGCAAAGCTGAAGGTGATGGACTCGAAGTCGAACTTCGTCAGCGGCTTCGCCTTGCCCTGCCCTACCCAGTTCGCTGAACCGCCGGAGGTCTGCGCCGGGATGCGGATATTAAATGGTACCTGGCGCAGCGCCGGAATATTACCCTGCCCGAAGCGGCCGATAATGGTCTGCGGTCGCAGAAACTCCACGAAATCCTGCGCGTATTCCTGGTATTCAACCAGCGCGCCAGCCCACTTCGGATCGGTGGTGGTGCCTGCGCCGACGGCCGCCTTCAGGACATGATGTAGTTTCGCATCGTCCGGATACTGCTTACGGGCGATTTCGAGTGCTTCAGAACGGCTGCCGTTTGCGGCGGCCAGCGCCTTGGCGAAGCGGGCAAAGGCGATACCTTTTTCCAGCTTCTGCTCTACGCGGATGATGCCCGGCGCGCCGGTTGCCACTACTGTTACGTCACCACCAGCGGCTTTGCTTACCGGTTTGGCAGTCGCAGCGAGGTTACTTTCCATGTCGCGCAGACGCTTAAGGTGCGCATCCACGGATTTGATTTCGGCTGAGGTGTTGTCGTAGCTCTCCTCTTCTTCCATATCAAGCGTACGCCCGGCTTCAGCGGCTTTCGCCATGATGTCGGAGAGAGACGCCGCCAGCGCCGAACGCTTCGCTTCAAAGCTTTTGATTTGTTCTGCGATATTCATCGAACTGTTTCCTTTATTGGTATTGGTTTGGGTTGCTGTAGCGCCAGCGGACTGTGTTGCTTTAACCACCGGTTTCTCATTGCCTGCCGCGGCGAGTAACTGGCGATCGAAGGATTTGACGGTGTTAATAGAGCATTCGGCATTTGCCGGGATGGTCACCGCCGAGACTTCAAGTAGATCCCAGGACAGAAAACGGATACCACCCTCGTCCAGGAAGGAATACTCAATGGGCCGGAAGCCGATGGAGAGCCCCCGTACCAGCCCCGCTTTGATGGATGCCCAGGCCTCATCGAGGCGGGCGACCAGCTGGGAGGGCATATCCGGGGTGGGTTTGACCAGCCTGGCGGTTATTTCCAGCCCGCCCTTCACCATTTTCGGGGTGCAGGTGCCGATAGGCTGCGATCGGTCGTGCTGCCAGAGAAACGGCGTATCACTGCGAAATTTCGCGCCCTCCGGCTCCATGATGTCACCGTCACGATCGGGCGATGGTGTGGAGGCGATGCCGGTAATGATCCGCTCGTCCTCGTTCACCGCTTTTACCGTCATGAGGGTGCATGCGCGCTTAAGCGTCATTTAGCTGCCTCCTGAAACGAAAAAACCCGCCGGAGCGGGTCGTTAACTGACGTAACTGTCATATGAAATGTACCTGGTAGTCCTGATTCTTCGCTTCAGGGTTAAGCGCCATAAGCGAAACGGCGTTAAACAGCGCCATCAGCGGGTCAATCTTGCCCTTACCGCTGGCCTGCTTGGTAATAAGGATGGCGTTACCTTTCGGCTCCACCCGGGCGTTGCCCACACACCAGGCCATCATTGGCTGGCCGTTATGAACCAGCACACCTTCAGCCAGTTTGCGCTCAGTGGTTTTGATCGCACCACCCAGTCGCCAGCCCTGGCTGATACCCACCACCGCATCAGCAGGAATTTCTGCCTCAATCAGCGCATCAAGGATTTGCCCAACACCTGACGGGTCAATGCCGATCTTGTCGAGTAACTCCGCTGTGTGGATCCGGCTGACGTATTCCGCCACCTCTTCGGTATCCTGCCCGACGCGCTTAACGATGGTCAGATCCCCTGCTTTCACGAAGTCGGTAAACCTGGACTCCTCGCTTTTGCGTCGCCTGATGGCTATTTCATGCGCCCAGGCGTGGCACCAGCAGAGCCACTCCCGGGTTTCAGCATCCCGCCCTACAGCGGCGAAGCCCAGAAGGTCATCGAGGCCACCGCCATCTATCCCGACAGTGATCACTTCGGCACGGCGCAGCAAATCCTCAAAGCTGACATGCTGCGCCTGCTGTTCCCAGAAATCGACACCAGCCCAGCGGTCGCTCCGCAGGTTCAGCCCAATCTCAATATTGAGATGCTTCGCCAGGAACTGCTGGAGCGTGCCGTCCGTTTTCGCCTGGTTCTTGCGCAGATTGTCAGCTATCCATTCCGCGCTGACTGAGCGCCCGATGTTCGGGTTGGTGATGTAGAAGTTTTCAGGTGAAAGGTAAGCCCGGCTTTCCACCATGGGCTCCGGGAACTCGTAAAGAATGCCCAGTGTTTTAAGGTCATCAATTTTGCCGTCGCGGACAGCGCGCCAGTAATCAAGGCGTTCTTTGAACACGCCCGCCGGTGGCTCATCGCTCTGCGTGGTGAGATAGATTACCCACCCTTCATTACGCGACACCTGACCGCCCAGTGCTTCCATAAACATCGCCTCGGCATTGGCGCGCTTACCAAACAGCCAGAGCTCATCCACCAGAATCCGTCCGGACTTTTTACCGGATACGGTATCCGTGTCAGCGGCCACCACTTTCAGTGTATTTCGCGTCACCCGGTGCGTAATAGTACGGATATGGTCCTGAATCTGGAACATATCGGACAGTTCGTCGTCGGCGCGTATCATACCAGCTGCCGGTTTAAAGCTGTTATCGGCCACCTCTTTGGTGGGTGCAAGAATCAGATGTTCTTCATCTTCCCGCCAGCAGAGGATCAACGCGGTCAGCATAATACCCGCCGCAATGGTCGATTTTGTGTTTTTCTTCGATATCAGCAGACCGTATTCCCGGATCAACTGATTGCCCGTGTCGGCCTCATATCCGCCGAAAATGGCTTTCACGAAGTCGAACACCCATTCTTCAGAGCATTCACCGAAGGTAGGCTTACCCGGCAGGTCAGAAACCCGCAGTTCACGGAATATACCCAGCGCCTGTTCCGCCTGATCGGGAAATATTGGTGGCGGAATTATGGACTCGCCGGCAACCAGGCACGCTTCCCAGTCGGTACAGGCTGTGGACCATTGCGCCATAAATTACCCCTTGTTATTCACGACCAGCTTCGGCGGCGCCATCGCGCCGAACTTGCTGGCACCGGAAGCAGCTTTTGCCGCGGCGTTGCGCGCCTCTTTTTTCCCTGTTTCACCTTTTTTGGGGTGAATATAGGGAAGCATGGCCTTCGCCGCATCCTTTCTGACGTCAATTTCTTCGGCTGCATCGTTCATCACAGCCATCAGAAATTTGAGCGGATCATCGAAGGAACCAGCGACCGACTGCGCAACTGGCGGTGTCGCTGACTCATTATTTTTATCAGGACTGTTTACTGCTGGGGTGTAAACATTTCGACGATAGCCCGGCTCGTCGTCGGTCTCGATCACTTCCTTTTTTTTACGCTCAATAAACGCGATGACCTCCGGGTCTTTTGCAAGCTGCGAACCCTTTGACCGTGCGGACTTCTCAGAATATCCCGCCCTTATTGCCGCATCTTTTTGAGACCTTCCGGACATCAGCGCGACGGCAAACTTTCGCTTCTGCGCTGTTAACATGTTTACACCCTCCAGAGGGGAATTTTTTCTGTGCATGAGAGGGGGGGCGGTGTCCAGCGCGATCGATGTTTACTTCGGAGCATACCCCCCCCCGGGGTTAGTGAGCGTCAGAGCCCCACAAAGCCCGGATCCTGATTTCCTTCCGGCACGGCATACTTCAGGGCTTCTTCATCAGGCTGACTGGCTGCCGCTTCGCGCGCCGACTTCCCGGCGTGGCATCCAGTGCATAACGTCCACAGATTTCGCTCTGAGTTATCGCCGCCGAACTGCAACGCGATGCGGTGATCGAGTTCGCTTTCATGCAGGTCAATAGCGCGTGAGCACATGCAGCAATGCCCAGCGTCACGCACCCAGATGCGGCGCTTAAGACCAACGCGGGCGCTGCCGCTGATGCGCCGTTGCTCGCCGTACACTGGCTTTATGCGGCGCGTATCGATAACCTTCAGACGCGGCTTTAACGTGGTCAGCTTAGCCATGCAATCTCCATGCGCGGCGGCGTTCGCGGCGCGGCTGTCTGTCGGGGTGCTTCTCTACAGGCAGGCCATCAGCATGGTCAACCAGCGAGTTACACGGGTAAATTACCGGGCCGCCGCAGGCATCACCCACCGCATAATCAGCAGGCTTGCTCGCATCCCAGCGCGCCAGAACCTTCGCGATTAGCTTCGGGGGTACGCTGTAACACACGGCATGCACCAGGCGCTGCATGGTGATGTGGTCTGCTCTTTCGCGATCAGCGGCGATAAGCTTCGTAGCTATCTCCAGCTGATACTGCGGCGGGCGGCCGGTACCGAGATAGAAGCTGATGAGGGAATCAGGGAAGCGGTTAAGCCATTCAGTAACCATCTCCTGAAATCCTTCTACCGGCAGCGCGTCATCCTCAAGCACCACAACCAGGCTGTTCTGTCCTGCTGCCCACTCCAGGGCGCGGCGATGATTCCAGTTGGCGCCAAAGTCGTTTTCATCCACCAGCAGATAAGCAGTCAGTGATTCAGCAAGCTTTTCCGCCTGCTCACGTCGGGCATGATGGCCGACAACGATAAAACTCACTTGTGTTTCCACCAGGCGAACTCCTTACCAGTGCCCTCGCTTTTAAACACCGTATGCACCAGCGGACCAGTGACCACCCGATCGCCAAATGTCTTAGCAACAATGCCGAACGCCATCATGTCGCCCACTGCCGCACCAGCCCTTTCGGTTTTCCAGAAGCGGTGGCACTCAATGCGGTAATAAATCCGGACAATTGCATGCGCGAACGCCATCACATCCTGCCGTGTACCGCCAAGCAGCCCGGCATTCAACATCACTTCATGCTGGTGGTCAGCGATGAACTGTTGATAAATACTCTCGGGATGCTTCTCTCTGGCCCATGAATCAGCGTAGGTCTTTGGTTCAGAGCCGACGTAAATCTTGCCGGGCTCCATTTCTGACCATGGCTCGCGGAGCATTTCGACATCAGTACCATCTGTGCACCAGACAAAGCGGTACTGGGGGTTATCACGCAGATATTGCCAGATGTGCAGCCAGCGGCGGAAATACACGTTCATATCGACCACAGGCACACGCACCGTAAGCTGGCCCGGCGGGGAGTATTCAAACTCGTCAGCGAGAATGACCGCTTCGCCGCCTTTGACAGATGCGATCCATTTCGCAATAAGTGCTTGCTCTGGCTTCAGCCTGGTGCCGCGTTGCGGATCTGGCTGACTGGTAAGCAGCGTGGTAATCACCACGTCGCGCTGGCGCCGGTATTCCACATAACCAGTAAACCCGGCGTCGCGGCGCTCGTTGTGGGTTTTGACGTTTCGCCTCACCAGCTCATCACGATCAGGACGAGGCACCGAACGCTCTACCTTTTCGTGTTCATCAAGCGAATGAATAAGTCTGTCGGAGCCAGCCACATCGGCATAAGCCCAGCTGGTGAGCCCGGCGTTGTGGATGCGCAGAGCCAGATCGCTGTGCTCATACATCCCACGGCCGTAAACCGGGTCGAATCCGCCGACCTGCTCAATGGCGCTGCTGTGGTAATACAGCATTACGCCACGCTGCCCTGTGTAAGCCACATGCTGCTCGTCGCGATAAAGAACGGAGAGATCGTGAAGCTTTCGGGGGCCGGACAGGTCAAGGAACTGATACGCCAGATGCGGCTCGGGTGAATCGATATAGGGCTGGTGCCAGTTATCAGCAATCGGCCAGGCGTCATCGTCCCACAGGAAAAGATGTTCGCAGCCAGCATCCATCAGCGCTTCAAGGCTGGCGTTCTTTGATGTAACGATACCAAGAGAGATTTCATGCCGGATTAAGCGAATGCCGTCAGGCACCACAGCGGCAGGCATTGAACCATCATCCACCACAACCACCAGCGCGCCGGCGGGCAAATGCTTCAGGTGTTGCTCAATGGCTTGATTCAGAACGTCAGGACGGTTGTGTGTGGTTATTGCGATGCCGATGCGGGATTGCTGCTGACTGGCGGGCACATACTGAACGCCGTCAATAGTGACCTGCATAACTAACTCCCTTTAGCGATTACCATAAAGCAGGCCGCCGGGTTTCAGCGCATTGCGGATCGCATCGGTTGCCGCCTGCTGCATCGCCTGCTGGAGGTTATCAACCGAATCGGTCTGGCCGTTCATCTCAGCTTGCAGCGACTGGAAAAAATCGCTTTCGCGCACGGCATCCAGCACCGCTTCACGCATGTCATCAGTGAGACGGGTCTTTGTTGCAGCATCGCGCTTGAAAGTGTTATTGGCGCCTAAAGTCACGAACGCTTTGTCAGGCACCCCCACAACGGTTTCCATCCGGCGCTCATCAGAAGCGCATTGAAGATTCTGAACTGCTTTAATATGTGCAGCCTGAACCGAGCCAGGCTGGATTAACGCCTCGTTACTAAAAGCTTCGCCCGCCAACAACCGGAATGCATCGCTGTTGCGGATCTGCTTATCAAGCTCATCAAGAGCGGCCTGCGCACCCCTTGTATCCAGTGCAATTTTCAGGGTAAGCGCCTTAGAGCTTTTATCATCGCTGTTTTGCGCCACACCAAAGCGGGTCTCGGCCAGATACTGAATGGCGAACTTCTGCCCCTCGGCCGTCAGGAAAGTGAAATGATCATCGCCGCCGAACAACGTTGCAGTGTGCTGAGTAATCACTAAGCCAGCCTCACGCAGCTCGTTAGCACCAGCTTTAGAGGGAATATCGCCAGACTGTAAAGCGCCACGGAAGAACAGCGAATACAGGACGTCAGCAGCAGCACCAGACAGTGGCGCTAATTTCTCATTACTCATTAGGGTTTCCTTTTAGATGTGAGCCTGTCGCACGGGATAGCCGCCAGAGAGAAAGCAGCGTTCCCCAGGCTCACGACTGAAAGACTCTCTTTGGTGCGCGTACGAGGCGCATAAAAAAGCCCCGCGTTAGCAGGGCCGAGAAAATAAACTTCATTACATAAACTGCAGGATTTTTTCTTTGACCCGTTTATCCACCTTTAAGCGAAGTCTCTCCCCTGTAGAAAGAGTTATAACGCAACGTAGTTTTTTGGGATGCTTATTCAACTTTTTTATGCGTTTTGCCATTCTTCTAAACCATCCCTCACTTTCATCTATAATGATGCGATAATTTGCTTCATCTCCATTTTCTAGTCGTATAGGAAGCGGATCCGATTCACCATTTCTAAAAAGTTGCTGCATTTCATTATCACCACCTACGTCCCAGCTGATAGCTTTAATTCTTATTGGATGCAATGATCGATTAACGACAGTGATTCTTATTATTGGACTATCATCAATTTCTGTAAAAATATGCGCACATCTTACTTCTCCTGCAATGAAAGCCTTGCGATCTCGCAAGGCTATATATAAAGAAGTAATGACTGCTAAAAAGGTTGCTATCCCGGAAAACCATACTCCGTACATTGATAGCTCTGCCCAGTATGCCGACTCTCGTGCGGCATTCAATGTTTCGTAAGAGATATAATCAGGATTCATATTCACCCCTATTTGGAAGAGGTGATTGTACCTAAAAACATTATCACAGGCACTCGTGAATGCCTGCTGTAATGCCTACCCTAGGACTTTCTCACCTTCCGGCAGGTCGACACTGCCAAACACTGGCATACCCGGTGAACGATCATCTTCCACAGCTACCAACTGAGACTCTGAATACCAGCGCTCAGTAGCGCACTTATCTGCTGCCTGATAGTGAACGAGATATTGATTCTCACCGTTAAGGTATTGAGCCCGGGCCTGAACCTCGCCCCACTCATCGCTGATTCGAAGATTAACCAGTTGGCTAAGATGAAACTTATAGTCTTTCGCCATGGGAATAATTTCGCAGCCATTCTGTTCTTTTTTCATAGCGCTCTCTTTTAAAAGTGAAAAGCCCTGCACATGCGAGGCTGTGAGAATTTGCGGTAGTTATGCCTGCGTTGATTTGATGATCTTCATGCGTTTAATCGAGGATTTCAGGCACTTTTTCCAGATTTGGTATGCCGCCTGCTTTTTCTGCGGCACTAGAACGGGTACATAGCCGTTTTTGTTTTTCCGCGATTCCTTCTTTAAGCGCGCCTCCATTTCTAAGAGTGTTGCCATATATACTCCGGTTTACATTGATTACTTGAGGCACTGCTGGCGAACATATTCCTGCAACCCAGTCAGTTGCTTTGTGACGGTGAGGATACGCTCTCTGAGGGTGAAATAATCCCGTTCAGCGGCGTCAGTAAGTCGGGGGCCGGAGCCATCATCCACGCCGGGGGCGCTGGTCGTTCCGTTCTCTGGGCATCTGGCGGAGATTTGCAGCCGCTTACGCCCAGCATCAACATCGTGCTCAAGCTGATTAATATCTTCCCGGGCATCTGCCAGCTCCTTCATGTATTTCGCATCGAGCGCCGCAACGTCGCGCTGACGCACCTGCATGTCGTTGATGGTGGCGTTAGCCAGACTGAGCGCCTGTGTTTTCTCGTCGCGCTGCTTTTTGTACTCAGTGGCGTTATCCCGGTACCGGTTGACCAGAAAGGCCAGTACGACAAGCAACACCAGCACCACCAGCGGAAACCAGTACTTCTTCAGCAGCGCCTGGATCATAACAATGCCGCCCGCGCACGGTTATAACGCTGCCGCCGGTCCTCAAGCCCGTTTTGTCCGCCGTTAATGATTTGCGTGACGCGGGCAAGGTCGCCGGAGTAAAGCAGGCATCCGCTGGTGGCAAAGAACCATGCTGCCGAACGCGCCGCGTTACGCTCCTGCTCCAGCAGTTCAGGGCTGGATACCAGGTCGAGTTTCAGCGCGGCGCCGCAGCGTCGGTAATTATCCTGACCGGTGATCTGAATCAGGCCGCGACCGCGATATTTCCAGCCGTCATCCGGGGCTTTGTTGCCAAGGCGTTTGCTGTAAACCAGATTGGCAATGGCGCGCTGGCGCTCCAGAGGCAACACCTTTTCATACGAGCGACGGCCCAGCGCATTAGCCTGATCCTGAGTAAGTCGCCCGGCGCGGATGAAACCCGCCAGACCTGCCACGCTGTAATTCATACTCTCCACCAGCCGGGTGAAGCCAACGGATTCATGCCCGGTCTGCGCGATAAACATCGCCTGGTCATTCGGTGCAGTGATACGGAATTCTTTCATGGCCGCTTCAATGTGTGGAAACCAGCGCGCAGCTAATCCGGCGCTTATACCAGCCGCCTGCTGAAATTGTG